ATCCTCTATCAAGAAGAAAAACTATAAGTCAGGGTTAGACGGTATTCATTATACCGGAGCCTTATTAAGGTTTTAACGAACACTTACAAGTGTCTATTGGTATGATTACACTCAGTTGTGTTTCCGAACGCTGGTTAGCGCAGGGAAACCTTTCTGGAGTAATCCGATCTGGAAATGCAGAGTTAACCTTCTATGGGACATGCCGTAGAATAGATTCTGTACCCCATCAGCATGGTGTTGTGAACACCACCCTGTATTAGGGTAAGGCTGGAGTCTCGTAGAGAAGCTCCTTCAGTAGGGGTGCTAGCACCTCCTCTATTGTGACAAAGTAGTAACCCGAACACAGGGTAGGATAAACATGATCACAAAAACTTTTTTAAAAGCTTTCGTAATCACATTTTTCTCTACTGTGGGGTATGCTTTAAAACTAGGTTGTCTTCTTTTAGGTTATCTTTATTCCTCAGTGTTCTTGAGTCTTTTTACAGAACTCGATTCACTGAATAGAAAAAGAAAACTTAGAAGACCTCCTAAGGCCGGGGCTTTAAAACCCTCTAGCCCTAAGGAACTTCCTAGATTAAAGTCTATCCTTGTAACTATGCTTGGTTTAAATCCAAAGGAAGACAAAGTACTTCATGAAATAATATCTCATATGACGAGTTTGTTCCAGAAATCTGGAGTTAAACACACCATTGGATACTATTCTGAAATTCTTAGACTAATCTTTGAATACCTAAGCGGGAGAGGAATGAGACAAACAAAAACTTGGGTGAAAGTGACAAAATCCGGACTTCCTTCCATATTGGATAGAAAAGTAAGGGATTACATTATTCAGAATAGAGATAATATTATCTCTAATCACCCGGTACTTGCAACTCAAAGAGGTTTCATACTTCTTAGAGCTGTTATAAGTACTGTTGCCTTTTTTAGAACCATGTCACCAAAACATGTTCTTAAATTTGATTCTGTTACAGCTCCTTTTACAGGAACTGGTACATTATCAGATAAAGACATTAAGGCGGCATTAGGATCTCTAGGGATAAGGTCATTAAAACCTAAATCTCCGAGATTCTTTTGGTCTAATAAGGCTGGGGTTAATGCATCTTATGCTTTTATATCAATAGGATTGGATTTCCTGGCTCTGTTGGGACATCCTAAGATTTTCTTAAGCTATATTCTGTATGCCTATAAAATGGGATACTACCTATTCTTGTTTGTCATTTTTATTGTGACTTTATTTAACTTCCCACTCTTCTTAATATCATATCCATTTCATGGGGTTTTTGCCCTAGGAAGGTTATCGATAGTAAGAGAGTTGAGAGGTAAAGCAAGAGTGGTCGGTATCACAGATTATTGGACACAGATTCTGTTTAAGCCTCTTCATGATAGTATATATCAATCATTGGGTTCTATCCCAAATGACGGTACTTACGATCAGTTGAGACCTATAACAGATCTTATACTGGGTAAACCAACCCATGTTATCTCAGTAGACCTTACAGCAGCTACAGATAGACTTCCTGTTGAATTACAGGCAAGAATACTGACTGCTTTAGGGATACCGGGAGAACATTGGAGAAGTATTCTCGAAAGAGACTACTTCTATGTTGATAAACCGTATAGATATAGTGTCGGACAACCTATGGGTGCCTACAGTTCCTTCGGGATGTTGGCACTGACAAACCATGTGTTAATGCATGCTGCGTTGCTTACATTACCTAGAGAAGAAAGATCTCTCGTAGACTACGCTATTCTTGGAGACGATGTAGCCATTAAAGGTAAATCTCTTGCAGATCCGTATATCGCCAATTTGACAATGTTGGGTGTAGAAGTTAATCCTCTTAAAGGATTCGCAGGTACACTACTTGAATTTGCTAAGAACATCTTCACTATCGGTGGGACAAATCTGTCTCCCGTTGGTGCTAAGACGATCTTGCAAGCAAATAGACAACCAATCTATCTCCCTAGTCTTATTGTTGATCTTTCAAAAAAAGATTATTTCTTATTTTTGAAACCGGAATTGTCAACGTTTACCAAGTACCTTTCGAAGATCTTTAACAAAAATGTTAATGATCATTCAATGGTTAAATGGTTATTCTGTTTCCTAGGACCGCAATCTGGTCTGTGGGCCTGGCCGAAAGGTTATGTGTCCTCAATGGAACATCAAGTTCTATTCGAACAGTACCTAGATCAGTTTACGGGAGGCTTAGTTACAAGACAACATGTCCAAACTTGGTTTGAACATAAAGTCTTATCTAAGTCACTCTTCTCCTTTAGCGCTATTGTAAGCGCTGGTGAAAGTGCTATCAGGGTCTTTAAATATTCTATGAAACCATATATATGGTCTTCAGAAAAATTTGAAAACCTTGTTAGACAGACACCTGGAAACACAGCCACATTGACGATGGCCTCTAGTTCAGTTATCTTGTTCCCAGTACTGCTTTGGTATTGGATATCAGCAACCTCTGTAGGTATTGCTCTATTCTTGTTAACCAAACTAACCGGGACGGCAAAAGCCGACCCGAGAGAGTTTGAAACAATCAAAAATTGGAAAGAGGTTTCTAGAATGTATTGGGATCTACTTCACAATATCGAGTACATTCCGTCCGGTAAATGGTATTTGCCACCAAGATTTATCCTGTTTGGACAACCCCTTCTTCAGGGATTGAAAAAACTTAATGGATTTATATTCTTTAGTGGTTCAAATATTCATAAAACCGTACAGACTTTTTCTAATTGGATGGCTAACGTTTCGTCAGCTAAACCAATTCAGATTTTGAGTACAAGATTTGAGAAAGTAAAACCCTGGGAACTGGAAGGAGATGCTCTTCCTGCGATTAGAACCGCAGAAAAGTGCTTATCCGCCCATTCTCCTACATTGGCGAAATACTTTTCAGATTTTAAATCAAACTTGAAAAGAGATTATCTCAGAAGTCCGAAGTCCAAAGGAAGAAAAAGAGGC